CTGGTGGGATGCCACCATGGATGTGAGCGTGAATGTCGCCCTTGGTCGTGGCTCTGATAACGAGCGCATGATGATGCTGCGTCAGCTTGGCGAGATGCAAAAAGAAGCCATCGCGCAGATGGGTCCGAACAATCCGCTCACCGACATGCGCAAGCTGTACAACACGCTTGCAGAGATGACCAAGCTGGCTGGCTTCAAGGATACGCAGAAATTCTGGTCCGATCCTGCCGAGTTCACACCTCCACCACCGCAACCGCAGAAGCCAGATGTCAATGAACAGCTTATCGCAGTTCAAATCCAGCAAATCCAAGCTGACATCCAGAAGAAAGCCGCTGAGCTTTCGCTGGAGCGTGAGAAGATGATGATGGAAGATGATCGGAAACGCGATGAAGCGGAAATGGACCTTTACGTCAAAGCTGCTGAATTTAAGGCTAAATATGGCACGCAGTTGCAAGTGGAAGAGATTAAAAAATCCACAGCGATTGCGCGTGAGACGATGAAGGCTCAAGCGGAAATGGTCAAAGAGGCTGTTCGTGGACAATAAGTCAAAGGATGAGGTCTTGCGGGATGCCCGCGAGGCCAAACGTCTTCTAGATGACGCTGATCTAAAGCGTTTCCTAGATGAGTTGGAACGAGACATCTTTGCCTCGTTCCTGCAAGTGGAGGCTGGCGATGTCAGTGAGTTGACCAAGATACATGGTCAGCAATCTGGCATTGAAGCTATTCGAAGGAAACTGCGCTCACTGGTTGATGACGGGATAGTTGAAAACCATAGCGCAAAATGACATAATGGAGTCTAGCAATGTCAGACAACGGCAATCCACTCGGAACCGATCTGCAAAGCGCACAAGAAGCAATTAGCGCTCTCATGGCACCCTTGGAAGAGGATAATGCTGCGGAGGCTGATGCGCAGGGCGAAGCCCTAGGTGAAGCTGAAGAGTTTGAGGCAGAAGCTGAAGACTATGATGCTTCCGAGCCTGAAGATGATGAGTATTCTGAAGGTGATGACGAAGAGGAACTTGGCGAAGATAAACTCTACACGGTTAAAATCCGTGGCGAGGAACAGCAAGTCACCCTCGACGAATTACTGAATGGGTATCAGCGTCAGAAGGATTATACGCATAAATCTATGGAGCTTGCTGAACAGCGTAAGGCTATTCAGTCGCTCGAAGAACAGATTGATGCGGAACGCGCACAATATGCGCAATTGCTGCCACAGTTGCAGGCGCAACTAAAGCAGCAGCTACAAGCCGAACCCGACTGGGACACTCTGTACGAACAGAACCCCATCGAAGCCACAAAGCTGGAGCGTCAATGGCGTAAAGCCGCAGAGATGCGTCAGCAGCAGCTACAGGCAGTCGAAGCCGAACAGCAGCGTCTCAAGCAGATTAATGATGAGAAGCTACATCGTGCTATGGCGGCCCATCGCGAGGCTGAAGGTAAGCGTTTGCTCGAAGTCGTGCCTGAGTGGCGTGACCAGAATGTCTACAAGAAAGAAGCCGCAGAAATTCGCGACTTCTTGATTGGAAATGGCTTCTCTGAGCAAGACGTTGACAACATCAGCAGCGCGGCAGTCATTCGCATGGCGCGGAATGCAATGCTCTATGAGCGTGGCATTTCCAAAGTGCAGAAGGCCAAGGCGCAACCGTCTAAAGGCCCGAAAGTAATGAAGGCTGGCACAAGTGGTAATCAGGCTCGTAAACGCAGTGCAGCGGAAAAAGCGCAACAGCGCCTAAAGCAAAGCGGTCGTGTAGCAGACGCTGCCGATCTAATCCAAAGCCTACTATAAGGGGATACTCCTATGGCAATCGTGACCAATACCTTCACCACTTACGACGCTAAAGGCGTTCGTGAGGAGCTGAGCAATGTTATTGCTAACATTTCTCCAGAAGAAACTCCGTTCCAGTCGAACGTAGGTTCCGAGAACATCTCGAACACCTTCTTCGAATGGCAGACTGACGCTCTTGCAGCGACTTCGACCACTCCAGTCATCAACGGTGACGACGTTACTTCGTTCGATTCGACTGCTGCGACAACTCGCCTCGGCAACTACACCCACATCCGTCGTCGTACTCTCGTACTTGCTGACAACCTCGAAGTTGTTAACAAGGCTGGCCGTCAGTCCGAACTGGCTTACCAGATGGCGAAGCGCGGCAAAGAGCTGAAGCGCGATATTGAGGCAGTTTTGCTGTCGAACAATGCACGCGTAGCTGGCAACTCCTCCACTGCTTCGGAAACCGCTGGTCTTCCTTCGTGGATCGCTTCGAACGTAAACGCAGCAGGCGACGCAACCGAAGCAACTGGTGACGGCACCGATGCACGTACCGACGGTACTCAGCGCGACTTCACCGAAGCAATGCTGAAGGACGCTATGCAGCAGGCTTGGGCTGCTGGTGGTTCGCCTTCCGTGCTGATGGTTGGCCCGCACAACAAGCAGGTTGTATCGACCTTCACTGGTATCGCACAGCAGCGCTATCAGGCTCCGTCGAACGCACCGACCACCATTATTGGCGCTGCCGACGTATATCTGTCCGATTTTGGCTCGGTTTCGGTGATTCCTAACCGCTTCCAGCGTGATCGTGATGCTTTCGTACTCGATCCTGAGTACGCATCGGTCTGCTACCTGCGTCCGATCCAGTCGGTTGATCTGGCAAAAACTGGTGACGCTGAGAAGAAAATGCTCATCGCAGAATTCGGCCTCCGCGTTGAAGCACCGACTGCACACGCAGCAATCTACGACCTTACCACTTCGTAAGGTTAGCAAACTACGGGGTCGCCTTCGGGCGGCCCTTTCTCGCTTTGGGAGGCACGCATGAAAAGAGTTATCAGCACTGACCCGCTGACAGGAATTACCACCTACTGGATTGTTGACCCACAAACGGGTGCGGTGACTATCCAGTCGGAGCAAAAGGCAGAAGCCGTTCTAGAGGCAAACAAACGTTCTTACGCAGGTATTAATGCTAAAGAGCGGCACGGAGATATGTCGCGTGTAGCGTCAATACCATTAAACGTGTATTATGACCTCAAGCGAAAAGGCATCGTTGACGACCCAGTAGCATTCAAGCGCTGGCTCAACGATTCAGAAAACCGAGTATTCAGGACCAGAGGCGGAACTGTATGAGCATTACCAACTACAGCGAGCTTAAAAGCGCCATTGCTGACTGGCTTCTACGGGATGACCTTACATCGGTCATCCCTACATTCATTTCTCTGGCCGAGGCTCAGTTTAACCGAGAGATTCGTGACTACCGCATGGTGAAGCGCTCAACCGCACAGGTTGATACTGAATACTTCGTCCCGCCAGCAGACTGGCTGGAAAACATTCGCTTCCAGCTTAACACCACGCCAGCAACCGTCTTGGATTTTGTTTCTCCCGACCAGATGTCGGAAGAGGAAGCGCGTCGCGGTTCCGTCGGTAAGCCGATCTACTTCACCATGATCGGGAGCGACTTCCAGATCATGCCTATTCCAGACACAGCATATGACGCTGAGCTTGTTTACTACTCGAAGATTGCTGCGCTATCTGACAGCAACACCACAAACTGGCTGCTGACAAACTCGCCAGACATCTACCTTTACGGCGCTCTGATGCAGGCAGCTCCATACCTCAATGACGACCAACGCATCCAAGTTTGGGGCGGTCTGTATCGTCAAGGTATTGAGGCGATGCGCATCCAGAGCGACAGAGCGAAAATCGGCGCATCATCGTTGCGCATGAAAGCGAAGGCGATGGCATAATGGACGCGAACAAGATGCTTCTTAGCGTTGCGACTGCGGTTGTCGTTTCAATGTTGGGGTGGAGTGCTAAAACCACCCTTGAGTTGCAGCTTGCTGTGCAGCGTCTTGAGATTATTCTCCTAGATGATGCCATGACGAAGTGAGGGCATCGTGGGAAGCGTTCAATTGACACACGAAGAGCTTGAAGCAATGCTTGACCGCGCAGCTAAGAAGGGCGCACGTGCGGCGCTTGAGGAGCTTGGGCTTCACGATGACCACGCTGGCAGAGACATCGATGAGCTTCGCGGCCTGCTTGTATCATGGCGTGATACGCGAAAGGCAATCTGGGCAACGTCAGTAAAGATAATCACCACTGGCACGCTGCTGTTTATAGCTGGAGCGGTGTGGATGTCTCTGAAAGACAAAGTTGGCCAGTGATTAAAAGGAAGCAGATAGGGGTTGGAAAAGCTGGTGAGTTTTTTGCTGCTTATGTGCTTCAAGATGCGGGTGCAGACGTTCACATCCTGAACGGAGAATATGACCTACTCGTAACTGTGAATGGTGAGCTTCGTAAGGTTGAGGTGAAGGCGTCATGGTCGAGGCGAAACGGAAACAGATATACATTCTACAAAGGAAAGTCTTCGGCTGAATACTTCGTCTTGGTGGCAATGGATACGAGGCTAATCCGCATCATCTCGCGAAGTGATATGGGGACTGGATCGACGCTGCACGTAAAATCGTCAGAATTCAGCGAGTTTAACCAGTCGAACGACATCGCTGAGTTTATGGAAATCAAGGAGCATAGAGATGCGCCCACTACATGAAATTATCATTCACTGCACCGACACTCGCCCTAACTGGTGGGCGGATAAGTCTGCACAGCAAAAGGTGGACGAGGTTCGCCGCTGGCATGTGCAAGATCGGGGATGGAGTGACATCGGTTATCACTTCCTCATTGATCGTGATGGAACTGTTGTTGAGGGTCGTCCGCTTGAGCGTGTAGGCGCACACACAAAAGGCAAGAACACGGGCACCATTGGCATTAGCCTCTTTGGCGGCCACGGTGGCGCTGCAAACGACGACTTCCTAGACAACTTTACGGAAGATCAGGAACGCGCACTGCGCATTCTGATCCGCAAGCTGCAAGACGATTACCCAAGCATTACAAGCATCTCAGGGCATAACCAGTGGGCGGCGAAGGCATGCCCTACGTTTAGCGTCCCAGCGTGGCTTGAGGGTGCGCGTAAAGTGAAAGCTGCCCCTGTCGTTGAGGAGCAGCCATCTGGGGGCATCATCGCATTGATCTTCCGTCTGCTGTTTGGAGGCGCAAAATGAACTACGCACCAATCGCTCGCATCATCATTCGCTATGGCGTGGGGCTTCTTATTGGCGCTGCTCAGGCCGATGTTCTGGCCGCTGATGCTGATGTCGTCACAGTAGTAGCTCTGGCTATAGGCGCAGGCGTTGAGTTGGCGTATACTATTGCGAAACGCAAAGGGAGCGCCACGTAATGCTATTACGTCTCAAGATATATGCAGCAGCCTTCGCAGCCTTCGCAGCCGCTTTGGTGGCTGTGTACTTCAAGGGGCGTAAGGAGGCAAAGACGAAGCTCTCTGCGGAAATCCAGCAGGCGCGGTTAGATGCCGTCCTCAAGGCAAACGAGGTGAAGCATGAAGTTGATGCGTGGGACGATTCTCGCCTTATTGACGTTGCCCGTGGCTGGGTGCGCGATAAACGCGAATAGCTATTGCGATATAGCCTCTCCGCTATATTTCGACAGCAACGATGTCATTGATACATTAGCCAGAGACGACATCCGTCTGCTGGAGGACATTGTTAAGCATAATGAGACGTGGGGTCGCATTTGTAAGTGAATTGCGATATTATCGCGTTAAATCTAGAGGAATTCGCATATGTCGCTATCCAACACCTTTGAAACCACCACGCTGACTTGGCTGCTGACCGCAGACGCCGCAACGCGCCCAACGGCTTGGTATCTCGCACTCTACACTGCCGCACCGTCTGACGCTGGTGGCGGCACTGAGGTATCTGGCGGCTCATACGTTCGCAAGGCCGTCAGCTTCACTGTAAGCGGCGACACGGCCTCCAACTCGGCTGCTGTTGAGTTTGACGTTGCCACGGCAGCTTGGGGAACCATCTCGCACGTTGGCGTATTTGACGCCTCCAGCGGCGGCAACCTAATCGCCTACGCCGCGTTGACTGCATCCAAAACGATTGATGACGGTGACGTTCTTCGCGTCCCCGCTGGCGATCTTGACATCACGATGGACTGATAGATGGCAACCATTGTAACCCGTGCAGGCAAAGGCTCGCCCCTCACTCACAATGAGGTGGACGCCAACTTTAACAACCTCAACTCTGACAAAGTTGAGTCGTCTGCGCTTGGCACGGCTGCTTACACTGACAGCACGGCTTATGCCGCTGCGAGCCACACGCACACTCTGTCTGACATCACTGACGCAGGGACGGCTGCTGCGGCTGACACGACTGACTTCGACGCCGCTGGCACTGCGCTGGCCTTAGCTATCGCATTGGGGTAACACATGGCTAACACATTTAAGAATTACACAAGCGCCTCCGTAGGCACCACGCCAGTGACAACCTACACTGTGCCGTCTGCAACGGTTGCCGTGGTTATCGGCTGCAACGTGGCTAACGTGACGACCTCTCAGATTACGTTCTCGGTGCAGGTGGCAGGTGTCTACCTCGTGAAAGACGTGCCGCTACCCGCTGGGTCAGCTATCTCTGTGCTGGATGGTAAGATCATCCTTGAGGCTGCGGATGCCGTGGAGGTGACTGCGAGTGCAGCTACTGCCGTTGATGTTATCCTGAGTGTGCTGGAGCAGAGCTAATGGCTGGATACATTGGGTCGAAATCAAGTGTAACTCAGGTTGACGGGTATAACCGCACTGAGGCTGATGACCGCTACGTGAATGTGGCTGGTGATACGATGACTGGACCTCTACGGGTTCAAGCAAACATTGGAACAACTGCACTATTTGCGTCTGATCCATCATATGACAAATTTGCACTGAACACAGAGTCATCAGGGTGGTCTATGTATGCCTATGACAATGATGGCACATGGTATCAAGGGCTGAGAATGAACGGGTATGGGCAGGTCACCAAGCCCTATCAGCCTATCTGGGGTGGTCGTCATAGCGGCGGCAATCTAAACGACTTTGTCACTATGTATAATGATCCAGACGTAACAAATGGTTCTGGATGGGTATTGGCTGGTGGTGGAAATGAACGTCTATATCCGCCAGTATCAGGTTGGTATCAGATCACGATGACTGGCCTAGCAAACCCTTCAGTTAATACTTCGGTACACACCCAAGCATATTTATATAAAAGCGGTGTGTCGCAGTATAATGCCTGTGCTGGCACGACAGACTACACCCGCATGATCCTACACGCATATTTATACCTAACTCCAACTGATTGGATTAGTTTTTATACGGGTGGAACTGCAATGCACACAGACCAAGCCTACAACAAAGTTACCTGCATGTTAGTGGCATAAGGAGAACCTACATGGAAACCACAATCACTCTTAC